AACGCCAATGAGTGTGAGGTCATGTATGCGCCAGGTAACCACGATCCGTCAGTTGGATATATGTTTGCGCGTTTATTGAAACGTGCCTACAGCAACCAGCCGAACATCACTTGGGATATATCGCTGAAGCATTACAAAGGCACAATGTTAGGCCGCAACTTCATTGGTGCCACTCATGGTGATAAAGGTAAGAACAACTACCTTGCAAAATACCTCGATGAGTTCGGCTTCATGTTAGGCACAGCGCAGAATCGCGAGCTTTTCACCGGTCACCTTCATAGCGAGATGAGTAAAGACTTGGGAGGCTTCGTTCAGCGTCAAGTATCAACTAGGAAACCAACTGACAAATGGACTGATGATCTCGGAGTTGTTGCTCACAAAACGTTTGAGCTGGTCGAATATTCGGATCGTGATACGAGGGCGATTTACTATGTTTAAAGAAGAACGTGAGATTTGGAAAGATATTGAAGGATATGAAGGGCTATATCAGGTTAGCAATCTTGGCCGAGTGAGGAGCTTGGAACGCATAGACGCAAGTGGGCACCACAGGAAGGGGATAATGCTCGCTGGCCGCACAGTCCGCGGAGGGTATCTCAATGTCCGCTTATATCGATACGGAAGCGAGAAAAATAAACTTGTTCACCGCATCGTTGCTGAAACGTTCATACCGAACCCCGATAATCTGCCTCAGGTAAATCACAAAGACGAGGACAAAACTAATAACCAAGTTGAAAATCTCGAGTGGTGTACAGCCCTTTACAACAACACGTATGGCACTCGCGTGGAGCGTGTGACGAAAGCGAGAGAAAAACCAATCTACGCCATCACTGGCTTGGGAAATCGTTACTACTTCAGCGGTGTAAGCAAAGCATCGAGGCTACTTGGACTAAAAGAAGGCCGCACATCTGATTGTCTTCGCGGCAAGTGCAAAACTCACCACGGTTACACATTCGAGTGGGCGGTGGCGAAAGCATGACAGGCATGAAACGCGTTAGCTACGGCTATGTTTCGCAAACCGAGAAGGCAATTATTGAACATCTTTCAAGGGAAGAAGCACACATGCAAGCAATTATCTACACAAGGCCTGGCTGTCAAAAGTGTCGCCACACAGCGATGAAGCTAAAGCAGGTCATGCCGGTGTCAACCATCACAGCAGACGCGGACGACTACGAGCGGTTCCGCAAACTAGGCTATCGATCAATGCCAGTAGTAACAATTTACAAGGCAGACGGCACACATGATGAATGGTGCGACTTGCGGGTTGACAAGATCAAACAATACACGGAGATGATTTAGCATGTGCAATTTCCTATTACTGCTCACACTGATATTCGTGCTGGCTAAGCTATTCGGCTTGATTGCATGGAGTTGGCTGCTAGTATTCATGCCGCTAATAGTGATTATTTCTGTGCTGGTGTTGATTATTGGATTGGCAATTGTCATTAGATTATACGTGGAATAGCGCATGCGTGTGAAGGTATGCCGCAAGGCTGGATGCAACAATGTAATCCCTTATAGCCAAGAGAATCCATACTGCGCTGAGCACGCATCCCTGTATAAGCCTAACCATGCTGATGCCACAAAGCACGTTAAACGTGACACATCATACTATGACAAGTACAAGCGCGACAAAGAGTCTGCTGCTTTCTACAAGTCTAAGATATGGGAACACACCGCACGTGATGCTAAAGCTTATGCCTACTTCACTTGTGCATGTTGTGGCAAGACCTATGACAAGCCTGGCTATCTAGTCACTGATCACATCGTGCCTTTGAGAGTTGACAGAAGCAAGTGCTTAGATCATGACAACCTATGGGTGCTGTGCAAAGGATGCCATTACTGGAAAACACAGCTTGAGGACAAGATATATAAATCACAATCACGAATAGAGAATCTTGACACTGCGACAAAATGGACACGAGAAAAAATATCAGTATGGATTCTCGCTCACAAAAAATAACGGGGGCCCCTATGTAGGTCGCAGGGGACCTCACACACCAGTGTCCATTTGCCACAAAACCAAATTTCAAAAAATTTCGGACTTTTTGAGCCTGAAATCCCGAAATATAGCCGTTTTAGTATAGAAAGGAGGCGTTTTTTGTGCCCGAAAATCACCCAAAATTGACAGTTTTACCCGCAAATTCTGATAAAAGTTGCTCTGATTACAACGATGATATGAAGGACATTCAGATCACACCTCCAGCTCATCTTGATGATGAAGCATCTAAGCTATGGAAAAGTTTGATACCGGAAATTAGGAAATTAGGGTATTTAAAAAAAGTCGATCAACCAGAGCTTGAAATGTATTGCGTATATTATTCTATGTTTTTGAAATCAGAGGATCTTGTTGCTAACGAGGGAATGTGGCTGCAAGATAAGCTTGGCCAGTCAGCGAAGCGCTCTCCGGGAGCTGTTCAAATGGACTCTTGTGTGAAGAACATGAAGTCGTTAGGGCATGATTTAGGTCTTACATTTGATTCTGGACTACGCCAGATCACTGTCGAAGAGCCAGAAAAGCCTAAGAAAAATAGTCCATTGAAGGAGGTTGGGTTTGGTGCGGACGTTTGATTTTACCGGTGTGCAAGATATTCGCGGCTACGTAAAGCCGTACCAATCAGATTACCAAGGACTGCTTGATAAGTATCATGATCCAGGAACAAAATACGCTTATGATGTTATGTTCACCAATAAATACATGACTGGTAGAGACGTTCAGCTGGCATGTATTCGGCACTTAAACGATTTGCTTAGAATTGGCAATGATGATTTCCCCTACCAATACAGCTCAGACATGGTTAACGCAATTGAATACTTTTCACGGTTGCTGCCCAATCCAGACGACACTTCAAAAACAATTCAGCCATTCAAATGGCAATCGTTTATTCTTGATAGCTTGATTGGTTGGCGAACCGTTGACAACGGTACTCGATTCACGACCTCTAATATTTCTATTGCTCGGCAGCAAGGCAAAACTTGGCTAGCATCAATTCTAATAAACTTTTATTACTTCGTAGTGTGTTGGAATGCGACATCACAGGACTTGCTGGTTGCCAGCTACGATAGTGAACACGCAACCAAGCTGTTCAATGACGTGTCTTTGCAGGCGAAGACAATTTTATCCCTGCCGGACTTTGCAGATGATGCTAGAGACCGTGGTGTGGAAGCTCAAACCACGCAAGTTATTGCAAAAAATACTAAGAATACGATCCGAAAAGGCACATCACAGGGCGGTGGCTTTGATAGTTTCCATAATGCAATCGCTGTTTATGATGAAATTGGCAACTTAAGGCCGGCCTTGAATGAGACCTTAAAGCAGATTACATCCGGGCAAAATGGCATTAAGAACCGAATGTTTGTCAAGATTTCAACAGCTTATCCCGATATCAAGGTTAAGTTTAAGAATGATGAAGACGTAACTAGGGCTGCCATTGAGCATGACGCCGTTCGAGACGCTGACAACGTTTTTCAAGTAATTTATTCTCAGGACTCGGAGGATGAGGTATTTGAACCCGAAACATGGGCAAAATCTAATCCTAATCTGCTTGAGCTGCAAAAGAGCAAGCGTGACAACCTTAAAAATGCTCTTAATCAAGATCGCAACGATAACGAACGTGAGGGAACACTTGAAACCTTCGTAAATAAGTCACTAAATCTGTGGAGCCGGCGATTTCAGAACAGCTATTTGTCTCTAGATAACATTCAGCGCAGTATTATCGACCATTTTGATGTGAATGGACGTGATGTGTTCATCGGGTTTGACGGATCGCAGACCAATGATAATACATCTTTTGGCTTCATTTATCCTTATACTGACCATGACAAACACATGTTTCATGTTCAGCAGCACAGCTTTATTCCCTTCGCACAGGCAAAAACCATTGAAGCCAAATCGAAACAGGACGGATTAGATTACCTTAAACTGCAAGATGAAGGATTTGTTGACATCACCAATCTTGCATCAGGCGTAATCAACACCGATCAGGTTTACCAGTGGTTGGTTGATTATGTTAATCAACATCGGCTTAAGGTGAAATTCATTATTGCAGATCCAAACCATGGTGAATGGCTAGAAAAGAAACTGGAGAATTATCAGCCGCAGTGGCAATGGTTTCCTTTGCCTCCTACCTCGTTCAAGCTGAATGAACCTACTAAAGATTTTCAGAATTTGTTTATTAATGGCAACATTTCGATGTTGAACGATCCCCTACTGATTGATGGGCTAAACAATGCTGTACTAGTAGAAGACCGTGGCGGTTCAGTCAAGATTGACCGTCAAAACCGCACGAGTGATCATATTGATACGACTGATGCGCTTATTAATGCCCATGCGCAAGCAAAGTTCTATTTTGAACACTACCACGATGATGGATATAACCCGCTTAATGACCTAGACGCAAAAGGAAAACGTGACTTCTTCAAGGCAATGTTTGGAGGTGGTAAATAATGGCAAAAATTATTAGCAATTTGTTCAGCAATTGGGGCACAGTGATGCTCTTTATCATCGGTTTGGCACTAATTGCGGTAGCAGCATTCACCTTTAACGTTGTTATTGGTTATCTAGTTGCAGGTCTTGAGACGTGCTTAGCTGCTTATATTTTGGACAAAGAAAGGGGGTGAAGCTAAATGGGACTTCTAACCCCTAAAAATTTCAGCAAACGCAAGGCCAAAAACATGGTCTATCCGAGCAATTCTGCTTTTTTCACGACCACGGTTGGCGGCATGCAGCTTTCTTATGTTTCGGCGCTGTCTGCTCTGCAGAACACTAATGTCTATAGCGTGATAAATCGAATTGCGAGCGATGTTGCCTCGGCACACTTCAAAACTGAAAATACTGCAACATTGAACCGACTTGAGAGCCCTAGCGGCTTGATAGGCCGGTTTTCTTTTTGGCAAGGTGCGTTGATGCAACTGTGTTTGTCAGGCAACGACTATATCCCGTTAGTTGGGCAGAATCTGGAGCATATCCCTAACTCTGACGTCCAAATTAACTATTTACCAGGCAATATGGGCATTGTTTATACGGTTTTGGAGAGCAATGATCGTCCTCAAATGGTGCTTAGGCAAGACCAAATGCTGCATTTTAGGCTCATGCCAGACCCACAATATCGGTATTTGATTGGTCGATCGCCTTTAGAAAGCTTACAAAACGCCCTTAATTTGGACGATAAAGCCTCGAAAAGTAACATGAGTGCTATGGAAAACCAGATTAATCCTGCCGGAAAGCTTACAATCAGCAACTATTTAAGCGATGGTAAAGACTTAGAATCGGCACGTGAAGAGTTCGAGAAGGCAAATACCGGTGATAACTCCGGTCGCTTGATGGTTTTACCCGATGGGTTCGATTACACCCAGCTTGAAATGAAGACGGATGTATTTAAGGCCTTGGCTGACAATTCAGCATACTCTGCTGATCAAATCTCCAAGGCCTTTGGTGTACCCAGCGACATTTTGGGTGGTGGCACATCGACTGAAAGCCAACATTCCAACATTGACCAGATCAAGGCAACATATCTGGCGAACTTAAACTCATATGTAAATCCAATCGTGGATGAGTTGCGTTTGAAGATGAATGCACCTGACCTTGAGCTAGATATTAAAGACATGTTGGATGTTGATGACTCAACACTGATCAACCAGGTATCAAATCTTGCTAAGTCTGGGGTGCTAGGTGCAGAACAGGCACAATTTATACTCACCCGATCTGGATTTTTGCCAGACAATTTACCCGAGTTCGAGCCACTTACTAACCAAACGAAGGGAGGTGATGACAAGTGATTATTCCTGTTAAGGGCTACATTACAAGCGATGATTCTGCCCCTATTTATCGTGATTGGTTAGGAATGACTGTAACATCTCCATCCGATATTGTTCAATCACTTCCAAATGACGGGTCTGATGTTGTATTAGAAATCGCGTCAGATGGCGGGGAAGTTGACCCAGCTACAGAAGTATGCAACGCACTGCGTGATTATAAGGGCAATGTAACGGCAAAGATCGTATCAAACGCATACTCTGCTGCAACAATTGTTGCTATGGGGGCCAATAAGGTTCAGATGGCGCCAGGTGCCAAGATGATGATTCATCGAGCATCAAGTGATGCTAGTGGTAATTCGCACGAGATGGATGCCGCTTCTGGAATGCTGCAAACTACCGATAGCGCAATTGCAAGCCTGTACTCTGCAAAGACTGGGAAACCTGCCGATGACTTTTTGGCATTGATGGACAAAGAAACTTGGCTAGATGCTGATCAAGCTGTCGAATTAGGATTGGCAGATGAAAAGCTAGATTTCGATACACCAATTGTAAATGCGGTGGGCCCGATTATTCCACATCAAGCAGTTCAACGAATTAAGAATCTAAAAGATGAAAACAACAAGCTACGTAGTCAA